TGGCCACGCTGCGCACCACCGCCTTGGCGCCGTCGGCGATGCGGCCGATCCACGAGCCCGCGGCTTCCCAGAGCGATCTGCCCCACTGCAACGCGGTCTGGCCCGCGGCCTTGACGCCATCGACCACCAGCGCGCCGCCGCGCGCGGCCATATTGCCCATCCAGGACCAGACCGCGCCGGCCATATTGCCCATCTGGGTCACGGCGGTGCGGCCCATCGAGGTCATTCTGCCGAACACGCCAGCCACGAAATTGCTGGTCACCGTCCAAGCCCGGCTCACGAAACCGCCGATCCGTCCTGGCAACGATGCCAGCTGGGAGCCCAGCCCGCCGATGAGCGACCGCATGCCACCCAGTCGCGAGACCAGGCCTGCCAGCGCTCCCACGACGCCACCGCCGCCCAGCATCAGGAATCCGCCGACCAGCAACAGGAGCTGCGAACTCAGCCCCCCCGTCACGCCGTCGAGCCAGGTGATCAGGCTGACGACCGGCCCCAGCAACGACATGATCGACAACACGAAACTGCCGACTTCGCCCAGCCGCTTGCCGGCGGTCTGCCCGTTCTCCTTGAACCAGGCCGAAATGCCGTCGAGCGTCTGCTGCAATTGCGGGCCCATCGTCAGCAGCGCCTGCGCGAACATCGCGTCGACGGAGCCGCTCAAGGCGCGGATGGTGGCCATCAGTTGATGGGCGCGCTCGCCGGCCGCCTCGATCCTGCTGCTTTCTTCGGCGTCACGCTGCACCGACAGGCGCTGCCCGAATGCCGGATCGCGCAGGGCCTCCACGAGGCCGGCATCCACCCCCAGTTTCCTGCCCGTCTCCCCGGCCTGGCCGGGGTCCATGCGCTTGAGCGCATCGCTCAGTTCCAGCACCAGGTCGGCGGTGTTGCGCTGGCCGCCCGCGCCATCGCTCGGCGAGATATGCAGCTGTTCCAGCAGCGCGGCAACCCTGGGGTCATCGCGCACATTGCGATGCAAGGCCTGGGTACTGTTGCGCATCGCTTCGACGGAAACGCCGAAGTCCTGCGCGACCGTCTCCAGCGCCCGCATGTCCCTGCCCGAGGTGCCGCCCAGCCTGGCGGCGAAATAGCCTTGCTCGAACTGGGCAATCTTGTTCTCGGCAAAGTCGACGACACTCTTGGCCCGCCCCGCGAACACCGCGAGCGCGTCGGCCAGGCTCTGCTTGCGCGAGTCGCCGATTGCCTGCTTGAGGTCCTTCAGGTCGTCCTTGTCGATCTTGAATGGGCCCATCAACCCCGACAGGTCGATGGACAGAATTGTGTTAGCCATTTTTTTCTGCCATGTGGCGGCGGTACGCTTCCGCCTTGTTGTCTGCCCGGACCGACAGCGCGTCGTTCAGGAGCGCGATGTCGGCCAGGTCCAGGGTGCCGTCCTTGAGGGACTCGTATTTGCAGAGTCCCTCGAGGACCGGCGCCAGCAGCCAATCCTCGCCACCGGGCAGGCTCTTCAGCCAGCCTGTGTCGCTTCGGGGCTGCCGGTCTGGCTGGTAAGCAGCCCTTGTATAAAAGGCCCGAGGCTCCCGACGATGACGCGCAGCGCCAGCGGCAACATGACCGACAGGTCGATGTCCTGGAACATCGGCACGCGCTGGCCGGCCGACCAGATGGCGGTCCAGCCATGCTCCTGCCGGCGCTGGACCGCCTGCATGCAGGTGTCCAGCACGTAGTCGGCGTCCTCGTCCTTCATCGCCGCCAGGCCATCGGCCAGCGGTTGCAGCACGTCGGCCATGCCGCCCGGATCCTCGGTGATCCCGCGCCCGCCCGCCGCGAGGCGGACGAACACGGGGATCAGCGTAGGAACGATCGGAGCGATGCGGCGCGACACGTGGAACTGTTGCTTGGCGCTCAGTTTCCCGATGGAGTACCGGTGGCCGTTCAGATCGAGTTCCTGTGCCATGGCTTAGTAGGTTCCCAGGATCGTGTCGATCTTCGCGGCGTCGAAGGTCCACTTCACCACGTCGCCGTCCTTCTTGTAGGTCAGGTCGGGCTTCTTGCTGAAGGCGCACGAGCGGCACGCCGTCACGTCGCCGGTGGCCGGATTGGTGATGGTGATCAGGTTCTTGCCCCACAGGCGGCTGTCCAGCGACTGGGCGTCGTACAGGGCCTGCAGCTGCGCGTTGACGGGCGAGGTCTTCAGGTAGCTCAGCGTCACGGTGCCGCTCTTGTCGGCACGCAGCGTGTGCATGACCTCGCCATCGGCGCCCACCGTCATGGCGCTTTTCTCGCCCTTGGCGGCGATGGCGATGCCTTCATCGGCCACGCCGGAGCCGGAACCCAGCGAAATCGCCCCGCCCGGGCCCACGAGACTGGCGCTGATATCAGCGAACGAATAGGTAGACATCTGCTACTCCTGTTTAGCGGTTGACCGTGACCAGAACGTCGACGGTGTGGATGGCGCCGGCTTCCTTGGCGGCGACCTGGAACGGAACGGCCTTGCGCGCTTCGCGGTCGGCCTGCGACTGGGTGGCGATCGCCGGCGCGTAGACGTAGTAGCCCTTGGCCAGCGTGTCGCCCTGCTTGAGGGCGCCGAAGCCGGCCGAGTTCCACACACCCGGCGCCAGGTAGCCGTTGTTGACGGCGGCCTCGCACGCGGCCTCGATCACCGAGGCGATCAGCTGGTTGCCGGCGTCGGTCTGCGGCACCTTGGTGGGGCTGGTGTACAGCAGGTTGTAGACATCGGTCTGGACGCGGTTGCGGAACCAGATCGCGTTGTAGACCGAGTCGATGAAGATGCCGCTGGGCGTCACGCCGTACTGGATGATGGCCGTGTCGTTGTCGTAGTTGACGAACACGTTGCAGTTCTTGGCCGCCAGCGTGTCGGCCTGGCTGCTGGTCAGGGTCTCGGCGACGATGCCGGGCTCCTGCTTGTACATCAGCGTGATGGTGGTGTTGTTGGCGTTGAAGTTCACCGTCAGCATGCGGCCCAGCAGCGAAGCGACCGCATACGGGCTGGCGCTGGAGAACTGCACGATCGAGTACTTGTATTTCAGCGCCTTCAGCTGGCTGGCGATGTCTTCGTGGTGGGTCGGGTCCAGCACCTGCGGCGCCTGGGTCGACACACCGTACAGGTGCCGCTGGTCGGCCTCGATCAGGCCGGCCACGGCCAGGTGCTGCGCGTCGGTGATGTCGGCATCGGCGAACGCCAGGCCCAGGAACTTGTTGGCGAAGCGGTCCAGGAACAGCGACACGGCGTCCACCGGCGTTTCGGCGACGATGCCGGCGACGGGCGTCGAGGCCTGGCCCGCGGTCAGGCCCAGCATCGGCGAGATGTCGGTGCCGGTGCCCGCGGCCGTGGCGTAGCCCAGCGTCGAGGTCGCGCCGGAGGTGTTCGAAGTCACCACGAACTGCGAGCCGTTCCAGGTGACGGAAGCGGAGGCCAGTGCCGTCGAGATGATCGACGCGACCCCGTTCAGGTTGGTGGCGCCGGAGAAATCCAGGCCGTTGACCGTCTTGGCGGTGCCGTCGACCGACAGCGTGAAGGCGCCCGCGGTCACCGCGGTCCAGGCCGACATCTGCTTCTCGGCGGCCGACAACACCGCGCCGCGCAGCGTGGCCGAGGTCGCGCCCTTGGCCCAGCGGCCGATGTACAACTGCGAGGGCTGGGGCGTCTGCTGGAAATACAGAAGGGCCGCGCGATATTCGGGCGCGGCGGTGCCGAAGTCGGCGGCGACGGCGTCGATGCCGCCATAGGAGCGCATGCGCTCGCCGGTGTCGATGACGGCGGAGGCGCCCAGCAGCAGCGCGGTATTCAGGCTCGCGCCCTGCGCCGCGAGCGGCGACATGTTGATCGTGACGTTGATCAGGCGTGATACCGGCAATCCATTAGCCATGGTAGATCCCTTAATCTGCAAGGTGGTTGATGTGATCCGTCGGCGACAGCGACGCGGCATGCGTCGTGACCTGCGCCGACAGGAGATTCAGGACCGGATAGATGCGCGTGACCCGGCGCTTGAAATGCAAGGTCATGTCGAACTGCCGTATCCACTGCTGATTCACGAGCTCGTGCCGGGCCAGGATCGGCCCCGCGCCGCCGACCGCCATGCCCTGCGCGAGCAGGGGTTCGCGGTTCTGCGGCACGGCGGCGCCATCGCGCAGCAAGGCCGCGTGGCGCAACGCGTTCGGGCCGAACATCGAGCAAAGCACCTCGATGTCTTCGTGCCGGACGTATGAATCAGATCCTTCCCCGGCCGGGTCGTGAGCGACGACCGGGCCGGCGTCCGCGGTTTGCGCCCGGATGTCCATCAGGCACCAGGTATCGCTTTGCGCGGGCGGTTCCACACCGGCCGCGGGCCAGTGCGTACGAACCATGTTCGGGGGCAAGCCGGACACGCCGGCGATGAACCCCAGGAACAGCGCCTCGAGTTCGGCATCCTCCAGGGGCGGAGAAATGGCGATCGGCGCCAGGTAGCCGCCGGTGGCCGAACTGTTCGCCATGCGTAGCTCCTTTGTCGTGTTGAAGTGCCCGAGGGCGGATCGGGGGAATCCAGTTGCCTGGAGGCGGATCGCCGACTTTGCCGCGCCATCGGCGCGATGCCGCGTTGCGTGATGCGTGCGGCCGGGTTGCGGCGGATTCCGGCTGTCGCCCACCGGGCTGCCGCCTCGAGCCGTTCCGGGTCACCGCGGGCGGGAGAAAGGCCCGGTCATTGCAGGAAAGGCGAGGCGGCAGGCCGCTGGACGGCCCAAACGAAACGCCCCGCGCTCTGTTCGAGAACGCGGGGCGTGCAAATAGAAAAGGCCCGCCTGTGGCGAGCCTGTCGTGGGGAACTGCAAAGAGCGCGAGGGGGGAACGGGCAGGTGATGCATCCGCCTTGGGACGCACCGCCCGGGCACACGTACCCTCTCATAAAAAAGGCCCGCTGGTGGCGGGCCTTTTTCGGTTCGTCGTCGGTGCGCAGCGCGACGACATGGATGCATTGTCTCGCGGCATCAGGCGCGCTGGCAATCCCCATTGTGTCGCACTTCGCTCCAGACGTAGCTGAGCGAGTTGCGGGCATGCTCGATGCGCGCCACCTGGCCGCCCTCGCGCAGCGTTTCGAGTACGCGCAGGATGGCCTGTCGCATCGCGTTGCGTTCGCGCCGCGTCAGCTCGCGCGCGCCGGATGCGCCGCGCACCAGTTCCGCCATGCGCCAGGGACGCCCCGGCGCCGCCGCCATGAGATCCAGGACTTCGCTTGCATATTTCATCGGGATGCCTCCCGGACAAGATGCTTATCCATGCTTTTTTCCTTGTTCCAAGCCTTCGATTCGTCGTCATCCCGGTTTGTCCGCCCGTGGCGGTCGCTACTCCGGTAGCGATTCAAGGGCACATTGGCCGGTGCCCCTTCGTGCGCCACGGTCGGCGGGGTGGGTCCCGACAGGGCCACCGGCGGCCGGGGATGGCTGCGGTCGCCCCGACTATCTTCGGGATTGGAATCATGGTAGCGACTCGCTACCTGAAAATCAACAGCGAATCGCTGCTGTACTTTCAGGTAGCGGATTGCTACTATCGCTACCATGGATATCCGCTCGATACGACTGAACAACCTCAAGTACGCCGTGCTCCAGGCCGGGGGGGTGGACCGCCTGGCCGAACGCGCGGGCGTGAGTCGCAAATACCTCGACCAGATCCTCCAGGGGTTCCAGGGCAAGCGCGACAAGAACCCACGCCGCGTCGGCGATGCCCTGGCCGCCAGGATTTCCGCCGGCCTGGGCCAGCCCGCCCACTGGATGGATCTTCCCCACCCCGACCTGTGGCACGAGCTCTCGCCCGACGTCATCGCCGACGAGCCACCGGGCCGGCTGGTCTCCTTCAACCACGGGCGGCTGGGCCGGCCCGATCACGGCAATGTGCTCATCGCCCAGTTCGATACCGGCGGCGCGATGGGAAGCGGCCTGGAACTGCGCGACCAGCCGGGCGTCATCCAGAGCTGGAACGTCAGCCCCGAATGGCTGCAGAAGAACGTCCGCGGCTTTTCCGCCTCGAAGAACCTGTGCATCGTCACGGGCTTTGGCGATTCCATGCGCCCCATGTTCAATCCCGGCGATCCCCTGATCGTCGACCGCGGCGTGCAGGCCGTCGAATACGACGCCATCTACTTCTTCCGCGTCGGCAGCGAAGGCTTCATCAAGCGGCTGCAGCGCATTCCCACCGCCTCCGGGCTGGTGGTGCGGGCCAAGTCCGAAAACACCAAGTACGACGCCTGGGACATCACCGAAGGCATGGATTTCGAGGTCTTCGGCCGCGTGCTGAAGGTCTGGCGCAGCGAGGACTTCTGACCCCATGGCAACCCGCTCTCCCCTGTCGGCTCCCGAAAGAACCATCCTGGTCCACGGCGCGCTCGGCGCGCTGCTGGCGTTGGCGCTGCATGCCGCGCTGCTGAACCGCGTGTGGCCATGGCACAACCCGTTCGCCCCCCTGTTCGCGATCCAGTGGGTCTGGCTGGTGCCACTGGCGGGCGCCATGCTGGCCGGCATGCGCTCCGGCAGGCGCTGGCTGCTGGCGCTGCTGGCCTATGCCCTGGCGCTGCCCGCGCTGCACGCCTACGGCCTGATG